TCTTTAAGAGCAGTGATGTATTCCTCAACTTTAGCTTTCTGCTCAGCAGCAGCTTGCTGTTGTCTCTTTACTTCTCCAGCTCTATGTTCTACTTGAGACTTTTGGAGTTTATCTAAAGCAACTTTAGATTTCTTTCCTAGTGTCCCTGCATCTTCGAAAGCTTGTATTGTTTCCTCTGCATCCTCTTGGCTTTCACCTTGATTCATATAGTAGGCTTTCAAAATCTGCTTTTGTGTAGCTTCGTTCTCTTCTAGAAACTCGGGCGTTACCTGTGTATAATCAGGTCCGGATACGAGTTGTATGAATTGTCCTGGATCTCCACCGTCTTCGATATAATCTAAGAACTGCTTCGATATAGGGTTATTTAAGCTACTTTTATAGTCATCTATTCCTTTCTGAACTGTTGACTCAATCATTTCCTGAAATGCTTCAGGAGTATTTTCCATTTCATCAGAGTATCCATCTAAGATTCCTTCATTATAGAAGTGCTCTCCTAATACTCTAAATGTTCCTTCGTCTTCTTCTTCTGTTGCCGGTGTTTCTTCAGTTGGCTTTTCTTCCACTGCTTTATTTTCCGGTTTAGCCTCCTCAGCTGGAGTATCATTATCGTCAGGATTATCATTAGACTCGATAGTAAGATCATCTTCTTTTGGTGTTACTTCGGTTTCTATTTCTAATCCTAAATTATCTTCAGCTTTCGCTTCATTACTAATAGCTTCTGCTATTGCTTTTGGATCAATCACTTCTCCACCTGCTTCTGAAGTTTCTATTTCAGTTGCTCCATTTCCGATGTTCATATTCATCATGTTTAATCCGGTACTGTTACTCTTTATATCTGTCATGTTTACAAAATTAGTTAATATAAATCAAATTCTTTTTTAATTATTTATAAATGTTAATATCGAAGTCTCCTCTTATAGCTTTTATTTAGATGGAGCCGGTTTGTTATTAGCCGCTTTCTTCTTTATTTTTAAATCTTCTCGCTTTAAACCTAAATCTTGTTCAATTTTATCACGAGCTATTTTATTCTTTTCTTCATCAAGTCTCATTTTATCTTTGTGTTGACTTTGAGCTTGGTCAAGCTTACGTATCTCTAATGAGTTATCCTGGACCTCAGGAAACTCAGGTGCTTCAGGTTTGAATGCTATATCTAATTTAGTTTGGTTATCACGTATATTATTCTCACGATCTAAATCCATCTTAGCCTGCTCAGTCTGAGCGTTTTGTTTAGCTATGTTTTCAGCAGATGCTTGAGCTGATTGTGTAGCTTGTTCTTGACGTTTTATAGTTCTTTCCTCTCCTTCTTGTAATGAAACTCTAATATCAGATAATGAATCAGAATTAAGTACACCAATAGCTTCAGATAAAGATACCTTATCAGATTGTATACCTGCTTGTAACAAGCTCTTAGCTGATTCTAATGCCATATTATCTTTAGCAGTATTACCAACAAATACTCCGTATTGCGTATTAGAGAACTCATTACCATCTATGTTTAACATCTGTCTTCCTAAGTCATCTGTTACATAGTTAATTTTCTTACCTGTTCTCCAAGCCGTACGCGCTGTGTCAACTAGTGACTCCAGGACTCTACGTTTAACTTCATTATGCTGATAAAACCAAATCTCTGTAATATGGGATGATTGAGATATAGAACGTTCTACATTTCCTACAAGTTCTGAAGCTTGTGTTTGTCCTTCTCTTTGTCTTGATACTCCAGCAAGCTGTCCTATCTTATCTTCTATTTGTGATAATAAAGCTATATGAGTCTGTATATAGTTACCCATAGATAAGTCAATAGACTGGAATTGGTTAAAGTTAGATGTCTCACCTCGTTTACCTTCTTCAGCAGAGTTAATGAACATTACACCCATTGCATCTAAATAGTACATCCACTTATCGGTATCCCATCCTTCGGCACCTGGTATCTGAGCGATATCCATTAGGGCCACTTTACCTTTGTCTTTAGCAAGACCTAATTCTAATCTATAGAATATAATGTTGTATAAGTATTGGTATGCTTTCATTCTATCTATAAGAGAGATAGATTCAGCATTACGTGCGTTATATATAAGACCTACATATCCTGATTTACACTTAGATGGATTATCTAGTGATCTTCTTTGGTTCTGACGTGGTTGAATATCTAAATAGATATCTTCTCCAATCTTAGTTCCTTCATAATATTCAGATATCCAATACCATTGAAGACGAGAATCATTAAAGTGGTAAAATCCATCTTCATCTTTCTCAGCGTCATCCGGGATGATAAAAGACTCATCTACTAGTTCAACAACTTCTTGGCCATCATCCATAGAGTATAAGAACCCTACTTTACGTTGTGATTTCCATTCGCATCTAAGTACTCTAATAGTACCATCTGTTCCATGCGTTCTATTACGCATTTCATTCTTATGCCTTGAAGAGTCATCTCCCTTAATCATCATAACTGATGAAGGATAGTCAATAGAGTCCTCACCAAAGTTATGACCCGCTGTTCCGTGGTCTCTTTCTAATTTCTTTGCGTCTTTATCAGACAATGACTTATAATATTCATCTAATATAGTAGGAAGTGTCATCCATCTTTCCTCTATAATAGCAGTAGCGTCTTCAACGAAGTCACTATCAGGGTCCATAATAACAGTTAAATCTAATGGATTCACTGCTCTCACTACAGGCTCGCCTGAAACAATACCAGTCCAATATAATTCTTCTCCAGCGATTAAAGCATCTTTAAACCCTTGATTGAACTTATAAACTAAGTTTTGCTCTCTAACTAAATAATCGATTATGTGTTGTCCTGTACGTTCTCTGATATCTGAGAAAGAATACTTCATGTACCTATCCATATCCTGGAGCCTTCTCTCTTGATCTGCTGTATCCTCTCCTTTAGCGAGCGCTGTTATGTATTCTTGATAAGCAGTAACAACGTATTGTTTTTTCTTTTCTTCTAGTTCTGTTATGGCCTCTGCGTTTGTAGATACGCATCTGAAAGTAAATGGTCTTTTGATTTCCTCTCCTAATAATAGATTAAGTTTAGAAGATATAAGGTCATAATGTTGTAGTGTAGCTGGGAACTCATCTTTCTTAAATCCATAAGGATTAATAACGTACTCAAAGTCATCTAGGTTTATAACTCCGTTATAGAGGTCATAGTTTACTTGCTTACGGTATCTTGTAGATCTTCCGTTATAAGTGTCTGTATAGGAGATTTTCTCTAAGTCGTCTATTACGGCTTGTCCCCACTTTTTAGTCTTCTTGGCCCTAGATATCCTCTGTCTAGGTAGCTCGTTAATACTTGTTGCCATCTACTTTGTTATAATATTGGTCAATATAAGTTGCAAATGTACTTAATAGTTTTCATACTTCAAATACTTTTCTAAGTTATCTTCTTATCTACGCTTCTTATACAACTGTCTAGTATCCGAGAATATCCCTGTATTCATCTTACTTACTTGAGCATATTGCTCTTGTACATTCACCTTATGGTTCTCATGAGAGTGTAGTATAGTTACCATAAACGAAATAGCCCTATCAAAGTTACCTTGCTTAGAATCGTATCCTATTAACTCTTGTAATAGAGGTATAGAGTATATAGTATGTAAGTTAAGTATCTTCGTTCCATCTTCTCTTTCTCCTCTTGGTTCTAACAGCCAATCTCTTAAGTAGATCTCACATTGTGTTTTAATTCCCGTGGTCATATGGATACCATACCCCCTCTGTACTTTAGAATTTTTAACAATGTCTGCTATAATAGTAGGTTGTTCCTTTAATAAGTACATACACTTCTTCTGTTCGAAGTACATCTTAAGACCCTTCAATTGATTCTCATATAATGTCTTAGCGTTATAGTACTCTAATAGCTTACGAGTTATTTCATAATTGGTACTAGCTTGATCCGGTCGTCCTGTATACTCAGCAACAACCATGTTATAAGTCTGGTCGAACTGTGTGAAAGTCTTATATATAAAGGTAGACCCTAACGAAGAGGTTGTAGAACCATCTTGGTCATATGGATCCGTTCCAGCAATATACATTCCGTAAGGAATCTCCCCTTTATCATCTTTAAATGGATGTTCCCATATAACTACACATCCTGTATTGTCTTCATCTGATTTATGAGGGAACTTCTCTACTGGGTATAAGTTCTGATTAGGCTTCCACTTAACCTTCTCTTGTTCCCAATATAGGTCACCTATCATACCTGCAGCCTGTGCTTTTCTACTAACCTCTAACTCTCCTAACCATGCATTAAGCTCTACTGTAGGGAATACGTTTCCACTAGTTCGAAGGAATGCTTCCTTAGGTGTTTTCGGATACTGCGTGATATATTTTTCCCAGGACTTCTTAGTAGAACCTTTCTTCTTTTCGTCTCGCTCTCTATCTAGCGCTACCTCAGCAGCACATCTGTGTGAGTTACCATTATCATCGACAGCGTCTACCACTATCATATCATCTGGATTCTTCTTTTGGTATTTCTCTATTTCTCCTATACCTGGAGGATCTTTATGATACTCGTCTTTTAAGTATTTAGGTATTAGAACTTTACCTGGCTTATACCACATATCATCAATGAATAGGCCACAGCTAGTTCCGTATCCTCCGTCATCCCATATATTCTCATATGCACGTAACCAATATGTTTCAGGGTTATAGAACATCTCACTGAAGTCTACGGATCCCATTTCCATATCACCTCCTGTTCCAAAGATAATAGGTATTCCAGTCATAATACTACCATCTCGGAATACCGGAGCTGTTACTGCGTATGACTCAATAAGATTGGGCCACTTTCCCGCTTCCTCAAATAACATTAAATCGGCTGTCTTACCAATAGCTGCTGAGAAGTTATCCTTAAAGGTTAATCTAAAGATCTCACTCTTGAACCCCATCTTAACTCCGTTCTCTTCGAATCCTGATATGATGTGCTCTTTCTTATTAGTTAATCTCTCTTTCTTAAAATCTGTCTTATGGTCATTGAAGTTTAACATTTCAAGGGCCATATTCATAGTAGCTCCGGAATAAGCCTCTAAGTATGCGCCTATAATAGAAATAGAATTTCTAAAGAATGTATACTGATGTGCAACCAGTGCTCCTGTTTTAAATGAGAACCCTTTACGACGAGATTTAGCTACTATAATACCTTCTCCGTTTTCACGAGCTATCTCTACCTCATGGAAGAAGTAATAATCTACATCTAAGAACTTAGGGAAGGAATAGATCTTACGTTCTATCTTACCTTCCTTTACTGTAACCTTAATACGACAGAAGTTCAAATAGAAGTAATGAGGCCCGGTTATACGTACCCCTCCAACTTCATACCCTTCTCGGCATCGTTTCTCTTGTTCATCCCAATACTCTTTATGCGCACCTGTACCTATAGGGGCCGCGGTATAATACCGTTCGTCCTCATTGTTACCAGATGCTAAAAAATTTAAAGCTTCACGGCAGAACTCCCTAGCATTAACAAATGTAGGAACTATGTCTAAGTGATTAAGCTTCTTTTCTTCTAGCATTATCAGATTTTCGTTTAGACTGTATAACTTTCTCTATATATAGTTCTAGGAACTTCATATCAATAAACTCAATGTTTATCATATGCATTCCATTCAGATATATATGAGCCTGTGAAGCTGTTAGGATGATATCGTCTCCTACTGCTCTAATATAGTTCTTAGAGCCTTTTACTTTTATAAATTTCAGTTGTTCTAGTTGGTCGTTTGTTATTGCCATGTTTATATTTATTAACGTTCTCGATCACTGATGACTTTCTTACCCTTTACTTTGGCTTTATCATCAATCTCTTTTTTAACTTTTTCTTCTACTTTATTAAGTGATTCTATTACATTACCTACCTCTTTAAGATTACGTACTACATCTGTAGCTTTGTATATAGGTGCTCCTTTCTCGTCTACAGCGTGGAAGTCTACCTCATCAAAGTAAGCTTGAAGCTTCTCTGTAGCTCCTCTTGCTGACTTAAGAAACTTCATAGTATAAGTCATTTGAAACTTATTATACTTATCCATCGCTGCTAATACCATAGCATCAGGTTTCCACTTATCATCTTTAATGAAGTCTTCTCTTACTTTGGCCTCTCTACCGGATTCCTCATATATAGAGTACGGAGATTTAAAGTCACATACGAAGTATACGTATGATAGCTCTTTAGTGGCCTTATGTTTGTTCTTTGTTTTGTCCCTTTCCCATAGATCTATGAAGGGTGGAATAACTACTGAATCTGGATGTAATACAACCATGTAGTTTTGATAATCGAATAATCCCATAAATTATTTTTCGTTTTTAAATCCTTTAACCTCTGTTCTACCTTTAAATAGCTCTTTGGCTTTACTATATGGAAGTTTAACTATCATATCTTCTCCTGCTGCGGTTATACGTGTATGGTGTATTCTGATATTACCATTATCGTTATATGTTTGAGCAAAAGATGAAATCATGTTTAAATCTCTACAGTACCATTTGGTTTGAAGGTTCTTTTTAAGTAACACAAGCTCTACACCCTCTGAAGTCTCTACCTCTTTAAGTAAATCTTGTACTACTGTAAATTCATAACCTTCTTCCATCTATTCTTTTTTCTTATTAAGTTTTTCTAATCTTCCTGGCTTAACCGCGAATACTCCGAAGTATGGATGTCTGACTGGTTTAAATTCTCCTTCAGCCATCACTTCTGCTGTATACTTAAAAGGACTATGTACTATCTTCTTAAGAATAGGCTCTGGAATATTGTATTTCAAGCTAAGCTTTTCTATTACGTGTTTCATACATGCAAAGATACAGAATCTAAGATGATAAGCAAGTAAATATTATAAAAAGAGTGTATAGAGGAGAATATAGGAGTCGAACCTATGTCTGAGAGTTCGTAGCTCCCTGTTTTTCCAATTAAACTAATTCTCCTTGTGGAACCACCTGGTATCGAACCAGGATCTCACGGGCTTCAACCGCACGCATACACCGTGTTTGCTATAGTTCCATATTGTGGGTGAAAGGTGAGTTTCGATCTCACTACCTCCGGATTCACAGTCCAGCGCTCTCCCGATTGAGCTACAATCACCATATGTCGCATGAGCAGGATTCGAACCTACCTCCTCCCGCTTCCAAGGCGGGCACGTACCTGGCTTCGTCACGCGATATTTATTGAGGCCTTAGTCAGAATCGAACTGACACCCTTCGCTTTACAAGAGCGACGTATTACCCCTAATACTTTAAGGCCTTTTATATGTTACCCGAGCAGGGTTCGAACCTGCACTTCCGAGCTCAAAACACGGCGTCCTGCCAGTTAGACAATCGGGCAATAAACGAAAAAAGGTCTTACCATTGCTGATAAGACCTTAATACGTTGTAGTATTGTTTGTCTAACCCAGCTGGACTAATGCATAACACGTTCCTTGAAACGGAGTAGTTCCGTTCATAAAGGGAGTATTATGTATTGTACGCTGTGTTTTCATTGTTTCTTTCTTTATTAAGCTACAAATATACTATTATTAAAGTAACTACCAAATATTTTAGTAGTTTAATTTAGTAGCGGGTGTAGGATTCGAACCTACGACCTTGGGATAATGAAACCCACGAGATAACCACTTCTCCAACCCGCGATATAAGTTAATCAAATAGAGCTTCTATTTCCTCCATTGTAATCTTTCTATCTTTAGCATGAGGAAGAATCTTCTTCTTATACTCCTCATATTGTTCATATGTCATATCAAACACTTCAGATGCATTTAAAGGTGTCTTACCATCCTCTTCATACTTTAATCCTACTTGTTCTGATATTCTCCTAGAACGTTCGTCATGGATATCATCTAAATGTTTGTAATTACTGTGATGATCTTCATGAGTATTAGTATAGTCAATCTTATCTTCTGCATCAACATTATAGATGTCCCAAAACCCTTTCTTCTGTTCTTTGGCCCAAGAAGAAGGAACATCCGAACCGTTAGGCTCGACATCAGTTCCCTCAATCTTAGTCCCAAACAGGGCTTTTAGCCATAGGTATATACTAAACAGTAAGTTTCTTACCATGGTATCCTATAACATCATATTCTCTAACTGTAAAGAAAGTACCTGCGTCTAAGTCTAACTTATATGCATGTCCTCTTACAGTAATTTGTGTTCCTGGTTTAATGTGTGTCTTCTTACAGTCAGGGCCCATAGCGATAAGAGTAAGGTTTCTCTTCGTTACATCTCCTTCAACATCTCCTTCGAACATTGTTTCTAATACTAATGGATCTGTCCCATCTAAATCTTCGTCTGTTAACTTAGGGATTACAGTTTGACAGTATAACACTTGGTCATCCTCAGGATGCCAGTCTACTCCATCTTTAATAAAACTTTCGATTTTCCCTTTAAACTTATCGGCTCTCTCTTGCCATGCTTTAAGTTTATCTACTTTTTCAACTACATTTTCTTCTTCCATGTTTTCTGTTTGGTTTATGGATTATTAATAAGTACAAATCTCTGCATATTATATTTAATATACAAGCAATCTATAGCTTTTATTTACTCCAGGGTGCAAATTAATATGCGCGAAGGCTTGTTTTAGGGGTGGCCTCGCGTTTTTTTAGACTTTAGGCCCTCCATACTTAGCCATGGATAGTAACTCAAGAAACTCTTCTCGGTCATTTACCTTCAATTCAAAGATAATCTCCATCTTCTGTTCTAAGTCCTGGTACCATGCTATAGTACTCTCTTCATTTCTTATTACTCTTATCCATACTGTAGGTAATCCCTCAGCTGGGTCTTTAGATATAAACTCTATTTCTTCGTTCTCATCTAATATCATGTTAAAGCCTGAGCTTATAATGTCTTGGTTTGTTATATTATTGTCCATATTGCTATTATTATAGATATAGCTAGTGCTAATACCTTCATTCCTATATATAAGGGTAATCTCTTCTTCCAGAATAAGTCCCACCGTGATGTGGACCCTAAGTGAAACAAAGACTCTCCTCTAAGTAAGTTTAATGTCTGATCAAATGTTGAAGTAAATAATAGACCAGCTGCGCATGCCAAGAAGACATCATATACTGCTATTATCGATATAAAGGAAGCTCGTAGTAGCCATCGAGATGTGTGACTCTCTATGAAGTCGTTATCTAATAGATGTTCGTGGTCTACGAAGGCTGATAGGTAAGTAAACCCACAAGTTATAAGTAGTACTATTATCGTATCCATTCTTTATAACTAGCGTAGTTCATTATAGGTAACAATACCCAAGCTATAGCAAGTGGTACTATTGCTGCCCATCTTATATCATCTAAGTCTATGGCCATCCATATAGATATTAATGTAAGTGTAACAGCTAACCATAAGAAGTTACCTCTAAATTGATCCCATGCTGTGTATTCTTTCTTAAACTTCATTTTAGCAGGATGTTCTACTAATGGTTTATATTCTTTATTATCTTTCATATTCCTATCATTTTAAGAACTTTCTTAAGTTCTGATTTGTTTTTGATTATGCCTTTGAATAAATACCCCATTCCCCCACAGTCTTTTACATACTCTATCCATACCATTCCATCACTCTTATAATGATACAATATCCACAGCTCTCCTGTGCTAAGTTGATCATCTAAGTAATATCCATCTGGTAATTCATTAGTATCTTCTCTTGCAGGTATAGGCTCTACATTATTATCATATTCAAACTTAATCTCTTCAAAGTGTGTTTTATTAAAACTCTCTATATCTTCTCTGTCTAGGTATTTGACTCTAGTTGAAGATATATGTTTCTTTAAATATTTTAGACCTAACTTAGTAGAGGCATCTCCTAAAGAAGAGTCATTAGGATAAGTGCAACCTATCCAAGCTGGGCCATCATATTGAAAGACATCATCATTCTCTTCTTTCATCTGACGTTCATACTCAAACCCTACGTGAAACTCTTCTATTGATGGTGTGTAGTATTTATTGTCTTCTATTGAAGTAGGTAATCCTGTCATACCAACATTTCTTTTCTTTAGTATTATATTATCTTTATTCTCCATAATTTGTGTTTAGTTTGGGTGTGTAGTTATCTGGATCCATTTGGTATTTGTTATACTCTTCGATCGAGATATCGTCACAGTCTAATAGATACTGTACTATTTCAGGAGTAGGTGCTATTAGTAATTCATCATTGTTTATTTCTTCTTCTAAATTCATTACAGCTAAATTACTACATATCCTGGAACTATGAAAGTTTTCTTAGTGACAATTTGACACTATTCCTAGGATTGGGTGTCATAAAAATTTTATATAATATTTTTTTTTGGGTAGTGATAGTTTGTAGGCTCACGGAACACCTATACTAGACTCCCCCTCTAAGTTTTGCAGATTAGAGTACCCTACCGGTATTTTGTCCGCTATGAGTGTCCAAGTCGTAGAGCAATACTACGAACCGTTTGTTACATTGTTTATAATGTAAACTTGGTACGGCAGGTTGAAAAAACACCTGTCAACACTCTACTCATATGTTGCTCTGGATGAACTAGGGCATCTCACTTAATACTCAAACAGATGAAGAAACAGACAACGTACTACATCGATGCGTATGGTATAGTTCTACCGTACAATCCAAGACATAACAAGTAGTTAATACTTGTATGATAGACGCCTATGCTACTGACGTAGTGTAGGTCTACTATCAACTATCATAGCCTTAAGATGTTCGGGCTTCAAGCGAACGTCACGTCCAATAACTTAAACATACATACGATGGACAACAAATTAAGCGGTAAGTCTGCAGTGCAGATTATCAACAGCAGAACAGCTGTAGTAAAGCCTGGTCGTTACGACTTACAGGTAACTTCAACGCCTACTCATTATGAGGGTAAGGTAATTATTAACTTGAAAGGTGCAACTCCAAAGATGTTGGAAAGTGCTAAGGCAGACTTAAGAGAGGGTAAATTCGATAAGTCAGCTAATCACCAACTGTCTTTCTCACCATTCGCAGATAGCGCATTTATTCCTGCTAAAGGAGAAATCGTTAACTGTCAGATAGGATTAGTTGACGCTAGAGATGGCGGTCAAGTATTAGCTGTAATAGCTATGGCTCCTATGGTTGCTGAGAACGCTTCTAAAATCTCTTTAGGAGATGAGTTCGCTAACTTCTTGGAAGAAGCTCCTGAGGAAACTACAGCAGGAGATGTATTAGCTGACTAATACTCTGGGCTGACTAGAAACATAAGGGAATGGCATCACGCTGTTCCCTTATTATTAACCGGAGGGTTAATTGACGTTAACTTTATGACACTCTGTCATACTTTTTGAAGACTTTAGTAAAGTTTGAAGATGTTTGTGCCGACGTCGTCGTGGAATATTACACCACTATTAACACCTTTTTACTAACCACTTATATGACATTATGTCATTATATAGCTAAAACCTGACATTATGTATTATATCAAAGAAATACTAAAATGCATCTTTTGGAAGAAAGTCTATTGGAGTGTATCAGCTAAAGAAACATTTAAATATACTGAATACACCTTATTTACTATAACAATATATAAGAGATGTAAGCTAATTAAATACTTAGGACATACATTATAACATAGCGATGCTCTAGAGGGTCTTAACAGTTCATTACTGAGAGGCTAGTGTGTGCAAATCCACTTGTCGCTACTAAAATTATTAACTTATGAAATATATAAAAAGAATACTAAAAGGATTAGGAAGAATGCTACTAGTTATACTAGGTATATTAGCATTTATAATGCCTATAATCTTATGGCCACATATTATGGTACCTATCTGGGTGTTGGTGCTGATAATATTCTTAGCCTATCAAACAGGAGGAGATGGAGAATAACTAAACTAATTACTCACTTAAACTTAATACTTATGGAAACAGAATGGATTATATTTATCGGTACTATAGTAGCATTTGTGGTATTAACTGCAAAACTAGCTGATAGCGGTAAGGATTGATGTATACTATGTACCAATCCACTAGGAATACCAAAGGACGGATTATTATATGACTTATACAAATATGTGGACTGACAATTTAACAGTTGATGTATGACATAATGTCACTTAATGGTCTAAAGTCCTTATTAACACTTAATTACTAACTAAAACTATTTATTATGAAACAATCAGAAATAAAACTATTACACAATGGTTTGATTAAATGTCATATAACAGAGGTTAAAGATATGATGCCAGAGATAGTTTCTATTATAGATGAATGTGTGTTACCTCACCCTGATTACTATGTAGATGCTAAGGTACATATGTTGATGCCTAATCAGTATCCTTGTATACCTAATTGGCATAGAGATGCTGTACCTAGAGATGAAGATAACAAATTCATTGAAGATGCTAAAGATATTAATCAAAAAATGTATTTATGGATATCAGGTACACCTATAACAGAATTTGTTGGAGATATTGAACTTAAACCTAAAGAATGGTTAGAGTTTACTCAAACAGATGTGCATAGAGGAACAGTAAGTACTAAACATCAATGGAGATTATTTATTAGATTAACTCCTGCTAGTTTAGTATCTCGTCCTAATACAGGTAAAGATGCTTTAAGAAGACACAGTCAAGTGTACTTAGATTCATCTAATTTTACTTGGTAACTAAATATTAATTACTCACTTAAACTTTTAATTATGTACAACGGAGAAGCATTTGAATACATTCCAACAGGTAATAGCATTCTTAAAGAGTGTGAATTATACTGTATGGAAGCAAGAGCTATGAAACGGAAGAAAAATCCTATATCATACAAAAGAATACTATTAAAACAAAGACTCTCACCTAGTGTGACTACATATACATTTAGTCCATATATGTGTGAGAATTAAACTAACTTTCCTATAGCATACCAGCCTAACCCCAAACAGGTCTTCGGGTATGCTCTAGGATAACAACATTGAGTGATGGGTTCGAATCACTCTATTTTATTAACTCACTTAAAAACTTAAAACTTAAAATTATGAAGAAACTAATAACAGTACTAACACTAAGTGTTATAACTATGAGCTCTTATGCTCAATTGACAATCCAGGAGATTAAGGATGATATGACTGATAAGGTCACATACTTAACATCTGAATCATTGATGTGTGCTACACCTGATTTGTCTTTAGGATTTAGAATAGATCCTAATATTACAGTGGTAAATGATAAGAAAGTCGTTAACAATATAATTGTGTTGATGGTTGGCTTAGGTAGCTGTAATGAAAAGAATCAAATGATTATACTATTTGAGAATGGAGACAAGATCACTCTTGTGTCTTGGAATGACTTTAATTGTAAAGGAACTTCATATTTCTCATTAAATAAGGCTACTACAGATAAACTGAAGGAGCATAAAATAGCTAAGATCAGATTAACTAATGGTAATACGTATAAGAACTATACGTCTGAACTAGAATATACAAACTACTTTATTGAGTTGTATAGTGTGTTAAACTAATATTTATTAACTTAAACTTATAAACTATGAAAACAATTAATAAACTATTGATGGTTACTATGGTTGCTTTTATAGCATCTTGTACACCGTCAGATGATTTACCAGCACCAGCTAGTACATCAATAATGACAACACCAGTAAATACTCCAGGACAGTATGAAGGAGAGTCTATTGTAGGACAATGGCAATCATACTATAACATTAGTCCTTCAGGAGTTAAGTCAACTGGTTTAGTATGGACATATACTTATACAGCATTTGCAACATACTATAGTAACTCTGGGACAACTAGTGATTGGAATGGTACATTTACCTTAAATGGTAACAATGTAATCCATAATTATACTAATGCTAGTGGTGCTACAGTGAACAGTACATCAACATATACTGTATTTAGTAATGGAGACTCATTAAGTTTGACTAATACGTCAGATGGTTGGGTTACTGTACATTATAGATTAAATTAAAACATTAAACTCTTTGTCCAATTTGCTGGTGAACCAGAGTAACTCTACAACGTAAGCTTAAAGCTGAGGGTAATGCAATACCTACCATATACTTATGGTCTAGTACTGGAGGAATCTACATAAAGCAAGGTGCAACCTTGCAAAGAGTTTATACAATATTTAGGAGAAATAAAGGGTGATGTAAGTCCTATAGGCTTTTAATTTCACAAGAGCATGCATATCCAAGAGATTTCTCCTAATAACATTAATCTCTCTGCTTGAAGATAAATAGTAATATGGTTAATTAACTG